CAGCCTTGGCAAAGGCTGGCGTCATATAGGCCGAATCATCACGGCCAAGGGCTGTCAACATTGGTTGATTTCCTTCATTTCAAACAAAGAAAAACGGGGAGCATGGCACCCCGCCTGATTACATCTTTATTGACCGTTTACTGGCCCCATTTCACCTTTTGCAGCATCGAAAATGCCTGCTCATAGCGGAATGCGAAATCGTGCGACATATCCAGCTTGATACCAAGCATTCCCATCGCCCACATATTGACGGTGGCACCGGTTGCATCAACAAAAGATGCCTGATCACTGGTTGAAAGTGATAGCGCAACACTGTCAGCAACCTGCGCATAGCCGTGCGCACCAAAGAAGATATCACCACCGTCCCCGGATGCCCCGGCAATAGTTGTGGTCGTATCAACGGGATAACCCAGCAAGGTAGGATTGTTACCCTGCAAAGTCGGGAAAGCCAGGTTATCGCCTTCATACAAATCTTCCAGATACATCTTGACCAGCGGGTTCATGAACCAAGCGGTATTTTCACCGCCAAGCTCAATATCCGCTGCAATAATCGGCTTCATTAACTTGCGCAAATCAGCCCGTACCTGCTTGTTTGTCGGCGCCGTCAAATCAGCGGCGTCAATCTTGTTTACGGCAAGGATCGAACCTTTATAACCCTTAACTTCCTTGCCTGTACCAGTACCATACAGGAACTTGCGATCTTCAAACCGCGCAGCAGCGCGAATCAATTCGTTACGGCAATAGGCTTCAACGCCGTAGGACGTGGTGCGCAGCAGCTTCTTGGAAATCGGCAAGATTGCCGAAATATCCTTTTCGGCCATCGTCATGGTGCCGAAAGTAACCTTGGTCGTATTGCCCTGTTCGTTTTCACCAACGTATGAAACGACAGCGGCATCCTTACCTTTGATGTAGGTCGCATTGCCAGGCACCACCGTAGCCCGCTGACGAACAATGGTTTTCGGCCCCATCAACTTGATGATTTCCGGCATGTAATTCGGCGTTACAGTGAAACCACCCGCAGCATTATCGGACATGGTCTGGGCACGGGTCAGGTCATCAACCACCGGATGTCCTTCACCATACAACTTTGCAGCAACCTGCGCCGGGTTGGACGAGCGGCCATCACGCAATTCAAGCTGGCTCGCGCCATAACAGCGCACAAACGCGCCAAAATCATCGCCAAGATCACGCTGCTCTGCAAATTGGGCCGGAACCAAACCAGGCCGCCCGCCAAACGGGTCTTGCGACCGGGTGCCACCCGCTGCCGGGTCGTCATTGGAACCGCCACCGGCAGGAACCTGTGCCGCCGCTTCCGAACGCCGGGCTTCAATGGTTTCCATGCGTTTGATATCAGAATCAAGGGTGCCGATCTGCTTTTCCAGATCATCAAATTGCGACCGTTGTTCGTCGGTCAGGGCATCACCAGAGACGAGTTTATCCATATCGGCGACCATTTTGGCGCGCCGGGCCTGCATTTCCTTAAGTGTCATGGGAGTTAACCTTTCAGTTTTAGAACGCGCAGGCGGAATGCCCGCAAATCCGGCGCGGGCCGGGTTGCCAGCGAGCGGATTGCAACGCTGGTTTTAGGATAGGCTGGCATCGATGTGACCGAGATTTCGCCCAGGTCAACTTCATCGTGCTGAATGCGAACAAGACGGCCACGATCATCATATTCAGCGCGGTTTTTAACCGTCTTGAAACCGAAACTCATGCCGCTGTAATTGCCGTTACGGATTTGCTCATAAGTATCTCGTCCCGCCGTTGTATCGGGCAAATCCGCATCAAACCGAAGGCCCTTGTCATCTTCCAAAAGGGTCAACGTCCCGGCAGAAACACGCGACAGCAGCAAATCGTAACGATGCTCGGCCAAGTAGCGAACATCCTTGCCTGATTTCAGACTGGACGAAAAAGCGCCGCGATTAAGCCATTCCTCAAAGCTGTAACCGCCCCACATGCGTATTTTCGTTTTGACACCAAACAGCGCGGCATAACCAGTTACCTTACGTGCGGCATCACTTTCCGCCCGCAATTCAGAGGCCAGCGTAAAGCGCAATTCAAAATCGGTGGGCGTCGGCCCATCCTTCAAATCAGGTTCATTCACTTGCCGGCCCTTTCTGATTTGGCGCAGTCTGCTTTGCTGCCACGTCCAGCGGGATGCTGGCGCTATTGATAAACAATTGGTCCCCGCCCTCCTTTGGTGGCAACCCGGTGGCCTTTCGCGCCTCGTTCGGCGTCATACGGGCGTTTTGCACGGCCTTTTCCAGCACCTCGGCGAAACTTTTCTGATCGCCACGCAACAAAACCGTCTCGTCGTGGTCAAACTCAAACGCGCTGCGCTCGCTTTCCGCCAGCAAATCCTTGCGGGCGGTTTGCCGTAAATCGATCAGGTGCGGCAAAAGGCAGTGTTTGAAATGGGCCAGGTCAAGATGTTCGACATTCGAGAACGTGGCCTTCGACAGATCATTGATCAAATGGGCGGAAACCCGCAAAATCCCGGCGATCACTGAACGGTCAAACTGCCGGGTTTCCAGAATTTGCCCGTCTTTACTGGTCTGGCTGTGCGCGTAAAATTTCGCACCATAGCCAAAAACGCCAATTGCGCCGTTGCGGCCGCCATAACTTTTCTTGATCTGCTCGCGCAGTTTATCCGATTCCTCGGCCTTTAACGGCGCGTCCACACTGATATGGCCGGACATATTCACACCGTTCTGAAACCCGTCTGCAACGAACTTTTCCGCTGTCAGGGCGCTATCGATGGTGCCTTGCTGGTATTGCTGCCAAACCGATGCCCCGCGCAGCCCGTAATTATCGCCGCTCAAAACCGGCTTGAACTGCACATGAAAAATTTCATCTTCCAGAAAGACCGATTGCAGCCCTGAAAAGCCGCTTACGCGATAGGCACGGCGGCGCAGCCCGGTTTCCTTTTCCAGATACCAATATGGCAGCACCCGGCTGTATTCAATCGGGTACAACTCGCTTAATCGCCCACGATCATCAAACACTTTCAGGGCGAAGTGATCGCCGTAATTCAGCTTTTCAAACATCAGCAATTGAAAATACTGAAATGCCGTCATGTGCGGGTTCGGGCTGAATTGCAAAATATCATGCAACGGATGATCAAGCGCGATAACCCGGCTGTCATTTTGCCGCCGATACAGCAAAAACGGCAGCATCGCGCAGCCCTCGGCAATCACGTTAATGCACGAATATACCGTGTGATGGCTGATTGGCGGGCCATCACCAGCGAGGCCGCCCAGGCTGATTGTCGGCCAGTTCTGCCAGCGAAGCGCGTTAATTTCGCGATCACTGGCAGAACTGCGTTTCATCCAGCCGGTCAATTTTTGCAGTTTCATATAACACCACCAAATATTGATTCCGCCGACACTTCTTCATCGGCCTCGGCTGAAATAATCCGGCCAATCGCCATCAACATGGCAACCACACCGTCGATTTTGCGCATATCCTTGCGGCTATCGGGCTTGATCGGTTTTTTGTTGTCGTGATCGTCGGTTTTGACCGCAGTATTTGAAATCATCCAGGTCATAACCGGGTTGCCGTCATGGGCAATTTTGCCGCTAATCACCAACTGTTCCAGTTCCCGGCAGGGGGCCGCCATGCCATACATGCCTTGCCCCATCGAAACACAGGTCAAACCCTGTGTTTCAAGGTGCTGAATAATCTGCCCGGCAAACATCCGGTCATAAGCGATTTCGACAATTTCAAATTCATCCCGCAGCCCTTCAATCCCGGCGTCATCGTCGCCCAGAATAAAGGTTTCAATCGCGTCATAATCCGTTGCACCGCCTTCTGTGCGGCGGATCAGCCCCATTTCTTCCCACTGATCATAGGGGACGGCGCGATCTTCCACGCGCTTTTCAATGGTCGCCTCGGGCACCCAGAAAAACGGCAATATCCGTGTTTTTTCACCCTCAAATTCTGGCGGAAACACAAGCACAACCGCCGTAATGTCGCTAACCGACGACATATCCATGCCGATATAGCACCGCTTGCCGCGCAGGCTTTCGCGGTCAAATTCGATATGGCATTTGTCCCATTGGGCAATATCCAGCCAGATTTCCGACGTTTGCCCCCAAACATTCAGGCGCAACCGCTTGAACGATGCCAACGACGCAGGGTTGTTTCGCGCCTTTGACACGATCTTTTCAAAGTTATCGGCGCGTACCGACACACCCCAGTTCGGGTTGGCCTTGCGCCAGCTTAATTCCGCAAACGGGTCATCGCCCTTATCGACCGAACAGATAAAACCAAACCATGTGTCGTCATCAAAAACGCCAGTCATCACCTTGACTGAATAATCATGATGTTCCCGACACACCGAATAGGGGTCCGTTCCCGCCGTTGTGATTTCGATGTGCAAAGGTTGACGCCGCGCCCCCATGCCGGTTTCCAGCACTTCGATCAGGCTGCGATCCTTGTGCGCGTGAACCTCGTCAACCAGGTTGCAATGGCTGTTTAACCCGTCCTGCGTTTTGGCATCTGCCGAAATATATTTGAAAATCGACGCCGAACGCGGATGTTCCAGATGCCGCGACATTGACAGGATATGTTTGCGCAGTTTCGGGCTTTTGCGCACCATGTTCTGCGCTTCGGAAAAGATGATTTTCGCCTGTTCCGACTTGGTCGCGGCAGTGTAAACCTCGGCACCGGGCTCCTGATCCATCACAAACATGTATAAACCAACACCCGACAGGAATGTTGATTTGCCGTTTTTACGCGGCACCTCGAAATAGGCATAAATAAACCGCCGCAGCCCGGTTTCCGCGACCAGCCAGCCAAACAGAACCGACAGGCAAAACTTTTGCCAGTCCGATAACTCGAACCGGTGGTTGCCCCATTCCCCCTTGGAATGGCGCAAAAACAGCGGGAAAAATGCCATCACATGATCGGCGCGGGGCATCGAAAACATCAGCCCGCGCTTTGGCCCGTCAATCAAATCATTGATCTGGCGCTGGCAGGCCGCAATGCGAAGCTTGCAGGCCGGTATTTTGCCCTCGACAACGGCCAGCGCATACCATGTGCTGATATGGTACAGCACCGCCGGGTTGCCCTTGAACCGGCGCACCAGTTCTGCCCGCTTGATATTGCGGCGGCGTTTACGTCCCCCTGCTTTCCCTGAAATCGTCAAAGTCATCGAACAAATCACCCTGACCAACAGCCGCCGCAAGCGAACGAGACGCGCTTGGCGTCATGCCAAATTCAGCAAACAGCCGCAAAGCGGTGCGCCGCGTTTCATTAAACTGCGCAACCTCGGGCCGGGTCTTAAACTGTGTGCCGTTACGACCATCAACCTCGTAGGTTTCATCCTTCATTGTGAAGGCAGCGCGGTGCGCTTCCATCCGCGCCAGGCACTCGCACAATTCGGCAACGGCCCACACAAACAATGCATCCAGCCGGTTTTTTTCGGCCAATACCGGCGCCACCTGGTCCCAGACCTTACCCGCCCCGTCGCTCATGCTGGCCGGTTTCAATTCCGCCGCCGATGCCCGTGCATCTTCCATCCGCGCAGCGGGGCCAACGTCGCGACCATCGACGGTCAACGGAATAACGTTGCTCACATCCGGTTTACGTCCCTTTGCCATCCTCGCCACCATAAAATAAAAGGGCCGGGGAGTGATCCCCGACCCTAACCGCGCCCAACCAAAACGCAAAAAAAAAGAACAACCCGAAGAAATATAACTAGGCTTTTTTTCCTATGGGTTTTTCCTTTTCAATTTCTCACGAGTAAATGCGTGTGCACAGAGCGGTCTTGAGGTCAATATCCGTAGAAATCAGACCCTCCCCCACCCCTAACGAGAACAAGATGATACAAATGAAGAACATAAAAAGAACGATAAGTTCCTATTGATGTTCCCATAAAATTCATGTCAACCGGCGACCAAACCCACCGTCCTCCTTGGCAGTTTTCGTATTATGGCAAGCGGTACATAAACTTTGCCAGTTGGCACGATCCCAAAACAGAACCATGTCACCGCGATGCGGCTTGATGTGATCGACGACCGCCGCCGCGACAACCAAGCCCGCCTGTTCACACCGGCAGCACAATGGATGGTGCTTTAAAAAACCAACCCGTGCCTTTTGCCACTTGTAGCCATAGCCCCGGTTCGCCGCCGTTCCCCGTTCCTTGTCCTGCCGCACCTGGCGTTCCCGCTTGTGCAACTGGCAATGGCGCTGCCCCGGTTCGGTCAACCGCCCACATCGGGCAAAGGCACAAGGCTTCCTTGGCAATGCAGGCATCACACATCCTATCACCCCGAAAAAGCCAAGGCCCGGCACAATGGCCGGGCCTTGAGTTGATCAGAGAAGCAAAAGACAAAAACAAAAACGCCCGCCGGATTACTCCAACGGGCGCAAATATTAGGAATACTCTTTCCGTTTACGCTGAAAGCCCGAATTTTGTCAACAGGCTTGTTGAACTTTTTTCCGACCATGCCACGGAAGGCGCGGAATACCGGGCATTTCGACAACAATGCCCAGCCTGTGAGAGCCCTGCAACCTCGTGCACAACGCCGCCAGCATATCCCAGACCATGATGTAATTAAGCCTGCATTCCTCTACTTCCCGGCGTGTAAGACCCGAATCGCTCTGCCAACCGCCCGGCATCCAGTCCGGCATCACGCCAGACCGCGCCGACAGAACCATTTCAGCCACAGGATTGCGCCGCCATTTCTTAAGGCAGCGTTGCATCTGCACCGGAACATTAAGGCCAACCTCACCCACAAGCGCACCAGTGCGCCACGCCTCAAACAGGCATTCAACACCAATCCATATAATTTCAGCATCAGGGTCAAGATCAGGCATCGATCCATTAGAACCGCCAATAACAGCACCATATTGCGCCATGTTCATCACCCGTCGCGTAATACTCCCCGGCTGTTCGCCATAGCCCAACAGGTTGCCATCGTTATAGGCCATGTCCGCTTTTTGGTCCTGTACCACCCATTGCAACGCCGCCCAAACATCCATCCTGTCACACTTACGCATCATTCACCGCCCTCCTAACCGGGTTGCCGTTCGCATCAAAGTCATCTGGCCGGGGGCATGGCCCCACCTTGCCACCCTTTTGCCAGGCAGCAATCGCATTGCCCAACGCCGCCTTGTGCGGGTCTACCGCAATCTCGCGCTCGATAGCATCAACATTGGCGCGATACACCTTGGCGATGTATTCGGGCGGCCTTGCAATCTTGGATGGCGTCCCGCACCGCTGTGCTGCCACTTCCAGCGCCCGAACACTCACCCCGGCATCAAGCAAATCAATCATCGCACGGTAATGCCCGCCATTGGCTTCAAACGCCAGATAGTCATAGCCGCAATCCACCAGAATATCGCGGCACACATCCACCTGCTTGCCCTTGTTCGCCCCGGCCCCAACCACGGCCTTGCCGTCTGCGCCATCAGAAACAATCGAATGCCCGCCCGGAAAGCGAACGATCCCCGCCCCCGATGATTCTTCCATTCTTTCATTCTTACATTCTTGTATAGTGGTTACTTGATGGTTAAGTGCTGGTTGATTGATGGTTAACTGTTGGTTAGGTGCTGGTTGGTTGCTGGTTGATTGATGGTTATTTGATTGGTAATCATCCCACTTAAGCACTGATATTATGGAATAATGTGCCGTTGCCGTGATGGTTATCTCCCCGGTTGACTGCAATTTATCCAGTGCCGTGCGCACCTTTTGCACCGAAAGCCCACATTCATCGGCCAACGCATTGCGCCCCGTCACAACCGACCCGGCAGGCAAGTCCCGCCCCCGGTATCGCCGCTTTAAATGCGACGCTGTAAGCAACAAATGTATGAACACCCGCGCAACGTTCACATCCTCGTACCACTCCCATTTCAGGGTCTTGCGGTGCAGCTTGATCCATCCGCCAGTATCTTCCATAACCCCCTCCTTACGCTGCCTTGTCCAGCCCGGCAAACCGCTGCCGATGCCCCAAAAACGCGCACCGAACCGTGCCCACCTTGCCGCGTCGCGCCTTGGCAACAATAATGTCGGCCGTGCCCTCGCATATCCGCAATCGTTCCTGCCACGCAATATAGCGCTCGCCAAACCGGTCGGCACTCTCACCCTGCTTTTGCACCGGCTCGGCGCGCTCCAGGTAATACTGTTCGCGGTACACAAACATCACCACATCGGCATCCTGTTCAATCGATCCCGACTCACGCAAATCGGAAAGCAAAGGCCGCTTGTCATCGCGCTGTTCAACAGCCCGCGATAACTGCGACAGGGCAATCACCGGCACGTTCAACTCCTTTGCCAATTGCTTTAACTGCATCGAAAGCTCGGTAATCTGCTGGTATCGTTCGCCCCTGAAATCCCGCGATCCGGCCATAAGCTGCAAATAATCCACAATCACCAGCTTAAGGCCCCCGGCCTGCCGCGCAATCTTGCGACATTCCGTGCGCATCCGCGCAACACTGGTCGAAGGGCGGTCATCAATAAACAACGGTTCCCGGCGCAGCCCTTCGCCAAACTCGCTAAGGCGCATAAAATCCCGGTCGGCCAACACCCGCTTGATAATCGCGGTATAATCCAGATCGGCGGCATTACTCAAAAGCCGTTCCATCAGTTCCGCGTCACTCATTTCAAGGCTGAAAAAAGCCACCCCGCCCGGCCTTTGCCGGTCGCGCACCGCATTAAGGGCCATCGTAAGCGCCAGCGCCGTCTTTCCCATGCTTGGGCGACCCGCCAGAATAATCAAATTCCCCGGCTGAAACCCCGATAAATCCCGGTCAAGGTCGGCAATGCCCACCGGCGTACCTGTCACCTTTCCAGCCCGCTGTGCGGTAATGCCATCATTAATCATGGTCAGGGCATCAGGCATCATATCGGCAACCGCCTTGGCCCCGCCGCCGCCAGCCGCCCCCGTCGCCAGGTCAAAAAGCGCACCCTCGGCCATCTCGCGCATGGAATCCACATCGTCCATCACCGCGCCATCACAGGCATCATCCAGCAACGCCTGTGCAATGCGCATCATCTCGCGCCGCTGCCACATGTTCAAAATGATCCGGCAATATTGCGCGTTATTGGCAACGCTGATCAACGCCGCCGCCACCTCCACCACAATGTCGATATCATCGGGCACAGCGCGCTTTAACGTCACCGGGTTGGCCTTGTGCCCCCGCGCAATCAAATCGCCTATAGCCTCATAAATCCGCCCTAGCGCCGGGTCATAAAAATGATCAGGCCGCAGCCGGTCGGCCACCTCGTCAAACCCGTCATTATTCGCCATCAAACTCGCCAGCAAACACGCCTCGGCCTCGGCGTGGTGCGGCTCAACCGGGGCTGCCCCGAAAATGGCATCAATATTCGTCATTTAAAACAGCCTGCTTTGCGTTGGTTTCTTCGCTTCCCGGGGCACCGGCCCCATCGGTTCAAATTCGCGTTCCTGCCCCTCGGCAATGCGTTTTTCACGGTAAAATTCCGGCGGGATATGCGCACGGCACCATCGACCATGCCCGGTCATGATATGACTTCCCGCCTTGCCGCACCCCTTGGCATCGCAGAGCAAAACAACGGGCTCTGTTTTCGTCATGCCAGCACCTCAATCCGTACACATGCAGGGCAGACCTTCATCGGCCTCAAAGCCGAAATCACCCTGATCTTGTGAAAGCTGTTTCATCTCTGCATAGGAAGGTCGATCCGAACGGAACGTTGCTCCGGCTTCCTTTTCAGTATCGACCCACCAGTCTGCACTGTGCGGGTCTAACCTGATGATCCCCATGATGGTTCTTTGCCCCTTCATGAAGCAAAGGCGACAGTTTCCACCCGGCGTTGATCCGTTGATATTTGGCAAGCCAAGGTCAAACCGCTGACACTGCCAAAACGCGGAAACATCGCGCTTTGTTACCCCTGCCTCGAACATAGGCAACATGGTTTCCCATGCGTCTTTTCCAGTTTCATTCCGGGCATTCATGCCTGCAACGCGGTGTCGCTCATCTGCCCGAAGGCCAACAATCGAAGTCCATTCCTTCAACCCAAGAACCTGCTTGCAATAACGCTCGGTGGTTTTGACTTTTAATTCTGCGGTGCAAAGGCGCTTAACCGGGTTCGGCAAATACTTGCGTTTGCGAACCAACGCACGGAACGGCTCACCATTCCGGCTTGCGCTGTTGTGTGAAACCACCTCGAACGCCGCTCCAAAAACAGCCTTGTCGCGCCATTCCAACCAGGTGATATGAACACCCCACCGGCTTGCGCATTCCTGCACGAAATCCAGTGTTTCATGATGCTCAAGGCCGGTATTGCAAAATATCACTTTCACATCGCCCGGCAGGGCTCCGCCATGCGCCTGAATGATATTGTACAGCATGTAACCAGACGAACGCCCGCCGCTAAAGCTGATCACCGCCGGGCCTTCTATAAGATACGGGCTAACCATCAGCTTTCCTCCCAAACCACCCGGCCAATAACCACCACGACCGGATGCAAAAGGCTGCCGGGCCGGGGGGCCCGCCCTCATGCAGCGGTCAAACCAGCCTTGCCCGGCCAAAGGGTCGGCAATATCGGCCAGCATCAACCGGCCATCATCGACCGCAACCGCAACCACTTTTGCCCCGGCACAAACCTGCCAATCGCTGGCATCAAACACCACAAACCGGCCCTCAACCCGCACAATCCCCATACCGTTTTGAAACGGCGCATAATGCGGCGCACGCGAAAAATAATGCGGGTCCACCACATCCAGCGCGGCGATATCGGGCACCTGCCCGCAATCCAGCATCGCCTGTGCCTGCCCGGCCAAATCATCGCGCACGGCAGGGAAATGCTGGTTTAAAATCTGTTGTGCCCGCTGGTTGATCAAACGATGATCCATGCGGGTCAAAACCCGCCCGCGCACCTTGACCGGGGCTGGCGCGGGCTTTTCCAGCCCTTCGAGAACATCCAGCACCCACCGGCGAAATTCCTTGGCGCGGTCGGTGCGGGCAAAAAACGCTATTGTTCTACACCCGCGCGGGGAGAATACCCGGTGGTTGGTTGGCGCGACCTGCCCCCTCGTACTCAATTTGAGTAAGAGGGTCATATCGTCGGAAAACTCGTCTTTTAGGCGATTATAAAGAACCGTTACCTTGTTAGCATTGGCATAGCCAAGCGCCCGCGCCAAATCGGCGCTCGTCACCCAAGGCCGACC